CGGGGTTCGCATAGCATGGAATGCGGTGGCAGGAGCAGACTATTATCGTGTATACAAAGATCCTTCTAACAATACGCAAATATATGGCTGGATTGGAGATTCGAACACTACATCCTTTGATGACTACAATATCGCACCAATAGTAAGTGATGCGCCACCGGAAGATCGACAACCTTTCAACGGTGCGGATAACAAACCCTCCTCGGTTGGCTACTATCAACAACGACAAATATTTGCTAATACAAATAATGAACCGCAAACGGTATTTACTACACAGGTTAATAACTTCATATCGTTACGTACATCAAAGCCTGCACGAGACGACGATGCGGTTACATTTACCGTTGCAGCTCAACAGGTGAATGAGATACGACACATGATTTCGCTGGACGCATTGGTGCTATTAACGGCGGGCGGAGAAATATTAGTTAGTGAAGGGCAAGATAAAGTATTAACTCCTTCGACAGTAGGGGTAAGACCTCAATCCTACAATGGAACTTCTTGGGTTAAACCGGTCATCATCAATGGCACCGCACTTTTTCTACAGGAGAAAAGCGCACGTATACGAGACTTGGGGTATGAATTCACTAGCGACAAGTACACCGGTAATGACCTTTCGATCATGTCAGAACATCTCTTTGAGGACTACACGATCACTGAGATGGCGTACGCGAATGAGCCTTACGGAATTTTGTGGTGTATCCGCAGTGATGGTGCGTTACTAGGTTTAACTTATAAACGTGAACATCAGGTTTGGGGATGGCATAAGCATGGTACCGACGGCGATTTCGAATCGGTAGCGACAATCAGTGAAGACGGTCGAGATGCGATGTACGTGATCGTCAAAAGAACTATCAATGGCCAGACTAAACGGTATGTTGAGCGGCTTGAGAAACGCGAGAGCAAGATTTCTGAAGACTGTTTTTACGTAGATTCAGGATTGACATATAGTGGTGTTGCAGCTACCTCAATAAGTGGTTTAGATCATCTTGAAGGCAAAGCGGTCGCGGTGTTAGCTGACGGGTATGAAGTGACGGGTAAAACGGTATCAGGAGGAGCTATAACGTTAGACACTGCTGCGGCAAAAGTACATGTTGGTTTGCAGTATATCCCGGCCATTGAGTTGCTTGATATTGATATTGCTTCTCCTGCCGAGACTATTAAAGCCGACTCCGTATCAGTATCCAAGGTTACCATCGAAGTAGAGAAATCACGTGGAGGGTTTGTCGGGGGTATACCGGATCCTAATAGCGGTACTACTACGTTGTTTCAGGAAATCAAGCCCCGGTTTGATAGTGATAGTTATAACGCTATCGCACTGCAGACGTATAAGCAGGAAGTAATTATTAACCCTATGTGGTCCAAGGGAGGCGGTATTCGCATTGAACAGCGGTCTCCGCTTCCTCTTGCGGTTCTCTCTGTAATACCATCGGTCGATGTCAGTGGAGGTTAATTTTGTCAGGCCAACCCGCCCCCTCCTTGAGGTTATCGCAGCAAACATGCGACAAGCAGACAGAGAAGAAGTCTGGGCATCCCATCACCATACTCCTATCGATGGGCTTTGTCTGACCATTCCGTTATAGTGACAGTAGATGATGAACCTTGTGTAATGATAGGGTTAGTTATCAGAGACATATTATCGGGCTCGGGGGTAGCGTGGTTACTTGGCACAGAAAGTGCATTGGAATACAAGCGTGAGTTTTTGACTCAAGTGCAAGTGGTAATCGAAGACATGTTAACTATTTGTCCAAAGCTATTTAATTATGTTCATGCTAAGAATACAGTTAGTATCAGCTGGCTTAAACGGATCGGATTCGTATTCGAAGCGCCCACGCCTTATGGGTATGATGATGAGTTATTTCACAGATTTTATCTTGAGAGGTTGTAACAATGTGTAGTCCATCGATAATTGCGTTTATAGCAAGCACAGGTACTACAGCAACCACTGCCACCGCCGCAACTGCGGCAACTGCTGCCACCGCCGCAACTGCGGCAACTGCTGCAACTGCTGCAACCGCAGCCGCAACAACCGCGTCAACAGTAGCAGCAACTGCAGGGGTAGTTGGCGCTACTTTTGGGGTGTACTCCGCTATACAGCAAGGCAGGTTCCAGAAAGGTACTGCTGCATACAATGCGCGTGTTGCGGAGAATGAAGCTCAACAGACTCGACAACTGGGCGTTGAAAAAGAAAATACTCAGCGACGAAAGGCGGCTGCGTTACTGTCTAAACAGCGCGCACAATTAGGCGCTGCCGGGGTAGAACTTGGATCAGGCTCACCGTTGCAATTGCAGATGGATACGATTACGTTGGCAGAAGCAGATGCTTTGCGTATCAGAAGTAACACAGAGGCAAGTGTGGGGGCGCTTAATACGAGTGCAGAGTTAACCCGTAAGCAAGGCAAGTTTGCGCAGACAGCCGGGGCCCTCAAAGGGGCCGGCACCTTACTCGGAGGTATTTCAGACTTCGCGAAATCCGGAGTAGCAGACAGATGGTTTAAACCAAATAGTGCTGCAAGACAGCCATTAAGGGTATAGCGATGCCAAAGATTGCACAATACGAACCAGATCAAGTCTCATCGCAAGTGGTATCACAGCCCCAAGCGCAGGATGCACCTAGCGGTGTTTTTGGTGGTGACATAGCGAAAGGACTGGCAGATGTTGCACAAGCGAGTCTGGGCATTAAACAGCGCATAGATACTACTTCTGCGGAGGAAGCAGCGGTCAGTTTCGAACGTGATAAGAATAAATTATTCTTTAATTCAGATAATGGGTACTTTAATTCTCAGGGCAAAGATGCCTATGATCGATCAGTCGATACCGCAAAAGCACTGGATGATTTGAAACTTCAATACGGTGAGACACTTAACGCAGAATCCAAGTCGATGTTTGATCGTTCTGCCGATGCGCAGATCACCCGTAGTCAGGCAGACATACAACGGCACGCGGCTAAAGGACTTAAAGCGTGGGAGATATCGACTATCAAAGCGCAGAGTGAAAATGCACTTGAGAATGCCTCACTGTATTGGAATGACCCGGACAGATTGCGAGTACAAAGTGTGCTGGGAGAGCAAGCCGTTATTGATGCAGCGAAAATGAGTGGGCTTAGTGATATCGCTACTAATGAGAATTTACAAACTTTCAGATCAGCGTTCGCACGATCCACTATCGAGGCGGCTATTCAGGGCAGCGCAGAAGAAGGTAAGCAGGCGTTAGAAAAATATGGCGATAAACTTGAGGGGCCTGACAAGGTTAAAATCAAAGCGGCTATCGAGCAGAAAGAGAAAATTGAAAAGACAGCATCTGATGCACGCATGGCGACATTGACTGCTACACGTTTGATTGATCAGTATGATTCCCGCTCTGACATCATGACAGAAGTTGACAAGATCAAAGATCCCGAACTACGTAAAGAAACGATGTCGGAGGCCATGAGCTTATTCAGTCGTAAACGACAGGCCGAAAAAGAACAAGCCAATACTTTTTATCAGGATGCGATAGGGCAGGTTAACAGCGGACTGTCGCCCGTTGAGATGAAAGCACAGAACCCCGAAGCATGGGAAGGAATGACCGATTCCCAACGTAACAATATTTTGTCAGGTAAGCACATGCTCACCGATCAGAAAACATTAGCGGAGTTCAGACTACTTGGCGTTAGGGATAAAGCTAAATTCGATCCGATGAGTATCGCGGATAAAGTTAAACCTGCTGACCTACAAAAAGTAATCAGTGAAGTTAATGCCGCGAAGAAAGGCAACCCCGGAAGTCGGGTAAAATCTTTTACCTCAAAAGCAATGAGTGCTGCAGAAGGCGCGTTCGGTAAGAAAGCAAAATGGACTACAAAACGTGGTAAACAAACCGAGAAAGGTAAGCTGGCTAACGAATTCTTTAGTGACCTTCAGGGGGCAGTAGATGAGTTCGAAACCGAGAAAGGGTCGAAGATAACGCCTGCGGAAGAGAATCAGGTTATCAGTGAATTTACTCGTGAGATTATAGTTGAACGCTCAGCGTTTGGTTTTGATTTATTGGCGTCTGACACTGAGATTGATCTCAGCAACGCGCCTGCAAATGATGTTCGCGTGTTAAACCGGATTATAAACAACACACAAAACATCGACGTTAAAGATCTGGTAGATGCGTATCAGTTCTTGCTTGACACAATGAGCAGCCGGTTACTGCTTCGAGCTTAAGTAAAGTGTACGAACAAGGTAGGCGATAGTATGGCATTCGATGGGAGTAAAGTAGATTTAGGTTCCTTGTCACAAGTGACAGGAGAACAAGAGTCTGAAGATTTTAATCTGGGGGATAACAACCTAGAGTTTACGATGAGCGAAGCGGTCAAGGTGAACCCGGAGCAGCACGCCAAGAATTTGAATTTAAGAAAAAAATCTGGATTCCCGAGCCTCGTCGTAGAAACCGAACCTGAACAAGTTGAACAGGCAGTAAAGAAGAATGAATTCGATTTCAGTAGTCTCCGCGATAATAACCCGGTTACTGCAAGCTATCTGACTAATATCGACAACGCCATTGTTGCACAAGATGATGTTGACGTTTTAAAAGAATTTGAAGACAAGTTAACTAAGGTTGCCGATGTTGCTCGTGCATTTCCTGCGGGTTTTGTCAGCAGTGCCGGGTTCGCCATCGAGGGAGCTGGTCGCGCATACGATGCCAGTGCAAGATTACTGGTTAAGGGTCTGGACGAAATACTGCCCGATGAATTTAACAAGTTCCTATACACCGGTGAAAACCCTTCTGAAATTGATCAGATACTGAAAGCGGTATCACCGGGGTCGTTGTTTCGCTTGGAAGGCTCTGAGTTAAAGAAAACGGGCGACATGATCGGCGCACCAGCTAACCGACAAAATATAGCAACAGGCATCAGTGGTGCACTGGGGCAGATGGCACAGCAAGTCATACTCTCATTAGTAAATCCGACATTGTCTATCTCCGCATTATTTTCGCAGGGAGTCGATCAACAAGGCGAACGACAAGAGAGAACCGGTACTGAAGGCAGGGACGTTGAAAGTGATTTAGCTCTATTCACGGGCGGCGCAATCACTGCTATATCTGAGAAAGTAGGTCTGGATAAACTATTAGATAGGCTACCTCCCGCTATCAAGAACAGAATTATGCGTAACGTCACCGATCTCGTTATCGCTGGGGGCATTGAGTCCCTTCAGGAAGTCACGGAAGGTATCGGTCACGGTGTCCTCGAATTGCATACGACAAACCCGGATGCTGAGATATTTAAAGGGCTAGAAACTGAAGCCATTGTAGCAGGCGGCGCAGGCGCTATTGCACGTGGAGTACTCAATTTAATAGCACCGAAACGATTGAATTTCGCACAGCATGAGAATGACAAACAGATAACCAAGAGCAGCATTGAGCAAGACGAACTCGAAGTGTTGAATACCTTGGCACAGAAATCGAAGCTCAAAGAGCGTTCCAAAGAATCTTTTAAACAATTCGTCGAGGAAGCCGACGGTGATAAGAATACAACAGTGTTTATCGATGGCGCGCAAGCCTCCTTGTATTTGCAGAGTAAAACTCCGGAAGAGATCGAAGCAGATCCTGCGTTGAAGTTGCTCAGTGAGCAGGCACAAGAGGCGTCTGCGCTCGGCGGCGATGTTCAGGTGCCAGTTGCTGACTTCCTGACTGATGTAGCCGATACAGAGCACTACGAGGCTCTGAGTGACAGTATGACACTAAGTACAGAGACAACTTCACGGTTCAGGCAGGAACAGGTTAAACAGGAACAAGATAGTTATATTGAAAATATAATGTCTGAAGCGCAAGAGAACATCAGCGAGTACGTTGAAGCGCAAGAAATATATGACAAGGTTAAAGAACAATTGATCGACACGGGCACGGTGAGTGCTGCGAACGCGTCAGTCATGGCACAGATTGTACCTGCATGGGCAACGGTTCAGGCACGTCGTCGAGGCAAGACCGTTCAGCAGGTCTATCAGGACTCAGGGCTAGTCATTGAGGGACCACAAACCGGTAAGCGCGCGAGACTTGAGGGCGAGATGATACTTACGCAAGAACCTGCGTACAAAGAAGCCCCCGAAATATTCGACGCTGCACGTGATAAATTTCTTAGTGTTCTACCAGAAGATGCGGAGTCGGATGAAGTGCTGGAAGCTGCTGAAGGATTCGGGCCTGAGTATCGCAATTTCATCAAAGCATTAGAACGCGATGACTGGTTAGGGTTTGATTTTCCTAGTCAGGCTACTAACGCTGCACTATCTGAAGAGCTTGAAAACTTTGAAGTATCGCCGGGACTGAAGCGGTCTATCGGTCGCATGGTGAATGCGCAGTTTGATACAGGTCAGGTGTTTGAGCAAGCGCCGGTTGACCAAGTGGAGGAGTTGAGTAATGAAGGTAAATATACAGACGCGGTTACCGAGGGTGTACAGCCCTCCGCCGAAATACAGAATCAAGCAACCGTTGTCGGCAGGGAAGTCATCAAAAAACTTGATGTCGGGTTTGATACGCTCGACACCCCCGAAAAAGTAGCTCGTGCAACGCAATCACTCAGTAAGTCAGCACAAGAGAAGTTCTGGGCAATAGCCACAGGTGAGAGTGGTACTCCGCTTGCAGTCCTTAATCACACTATGGGACTGAAAGACCAAGCGTCAGTTGACCCGGCGACAGTTGCAGGTTGGGCGGTCAGCGTGCCCGATGCAGTAAATGTGTGGTTCTCGCACAATCATCCTTCAGGTAAGATAGAGTTGTCACAGTCAGATATTCGAGTATCCAAAGACCTAAGTATATTACTTGAAGGTAGTGGTGTTAGTTCCAAAGGTATCATGGCAGTTACACCCGATCTGTTTATACATGAGGAAGTGAATCAGCCACTAGAGATACCTGAAGCTGATATGACTAATAAAGTGGATCTGGTAGAACGAACACTTGAGAAAGTGGCGTCACGCGACGCTAAGACATTGAACTCTCCTGATGAAGCTAATTCTGCTGTTAAGAATATATCACCTGATGACGGTATTGTTCTATTAAATAATGCACATGTACCTATCGGATTTTTACCTATTGATTTTGAAACTGAAGGTGAGGTGTTACGCGGGGGACGACTGGGATCATTGCTGAAAGCTATTGAGTCTACTAATGCCTCGGCGGTCATGTTGAAGTCTAAAAAGTGGAATGAAGGTGTTGTTAATACCGCTAACATGTTTAATACCGCTAACATCCGGGTATTAGATGCATTCATCGAGGGGGAGTCGAGGGCACAGTCAGGTCGTGACATAACAACTGGCGCAAGATTCCGTCAAAAAGGTAAAGGTAAACAAGAAGCACGCGGATACTACGACCCCGCTAACAGTGTCATTCGTTTAACAGAAGCGTCTGATCTGTCAACGTTCCTGCATGAGTTCGCGCACTTCATGTACGAGATGGAAGTTGACGGTAACACCGAGATACTCCAGAGCATTAACAACTGGTACAAGCGCAACGCTGACAAGGTTGCTGAAGAAGCGAACGGGTATCTGGGTGAAGATTTCGATGTGTTGAAGCAGGAAGATAAACCAACCGCGAAAGAAGGTTCAATCACCACTGAAGATGTGATCACGTTCCTCGACAACAAAACAACTGGTGACACTGATAAAGATTCAGCCATTCGACGCGCAGTACATGAACAGTTCGCACGCGGTTTTGAAACCTATCTCATGGAAGGCAAGTCGCCATCGATTGAACTGCGTAATGCCTTCAGAACTTTCGCTCGCTGGTTGTCACGAATCTATCAGACGATGAAGGGACAACTAAACGTTGACCTCGATGACGAAGCACGTGAGTTCTTTAATCGTTTGCTGGCAACAGATGAACAGATACAAGCCGCCGAAGTACGTGCAAAGGTTGAGCCCATGTTCACCGATGCTGTGATGGCCGGGATGACAGAAGAAGAGTTCATCGATTACCAGAAAAAACAAGAGAAAGTTAAAGATGTACAGACGGAAACCCTGCGCGATAAAATTATTAAAGAACTTACCCGCCGCACTCAGGCATGGTGGCAGGAAGAAAAGAAAGACATTATCGATGAAGAAATTGACTTGTTAAACGAAGAGCGGGTATACATTACTCGCAACCGGTTACGTGACGGCGACCTTAAACTGGATCACGCTACCGTCAAAGAACTGGTAGGCGAAGAGAAAACAAATAAACTCGGTCGCAAGTCTGTTGTGATCCCTCCTGCGCTGCGAAACATGACCGCCAAAGGAATGGAAGGGGTACACCCGGATCAAGCGGCTGCATTCTTTGGGTACAGTTCAGGTTCTGAAATGCTAACGGATCTGATTGAAGCGCCAAACATTAAAACGGTAGCAGAAGCTAACGCTGAAGCTCGCATGATAGAAACTCATGGTGACATACTCAACGACGGCACCCTCGATCAACAGGCGGATGATGCCGTGGCGAACGAAGAGCGCGGTAAACTGATACTGAACGAGCTTAAAACTCTCGCTCGTGGAACAAATGCACCGACGATTGATCGTAGTACTATCAAAGCTCTCGCTGAGACAAATATCGGCAAGCTGTCATTCAGGCAGATTCACCCCGGCAAGTATCGACGTGCCGAGATCCGAGCTGCACAAGAATCTGCACGCATGTTAGCGGAAGGCAACCGCGAAGGTGCCGCTGCTGCGAAGATGCGACAAGTGATGAATTATTATCTGGGCATGGCCGCAAACAATGCGAAGAATGAAACCACAAAAATTGTTGATCGTATGTCACGGTATGGCAAGAAGAAAGTTCGTGAGGCCATCTTAAAAGCCGAAGGCGGTTACTGGGAACAGATCGTCAAGATACTTAGCCGATTCGAATTCCGGAAGTCAGCAACATTGGCAGGAGTTGAGAGTCTCAATACGTGGGTTAACGAACGGAACGGTGAAGCAGGGGATGCTCTGGTGCTATCGAATGCGGTATTGAATGAATCCTATGTAACACACTGGAAAAATGTACCATTCTCAGACTTACAAGGTATCAACGACTCACTGAAAAACATTGAACATGTGGCCCGGTACGCGAACAAATTAACCCGGATGCAGGAAGAGATCGATTTCAACAAATTAGTTGATCGATGGCTCACCAGCATGGACGAAAATGTCAAGACACGGTTTGTCAGCAAGCGCACGGATGTGGTTGAGGGCAAGAACTGGGGTCGATGGTTCATGGCCCAGATGACGAAGATCCCTTTTATGGCATCGTGGCTCGACGGCGGTGAACGTGTAGGTATCAGTCATCAGATCATGGTGCAACCGTTTACCGAGGCTTATAATGCCGAGATAAAGTTGTGGGAAGAAGTCGGCAATCCCGTGATGAAGGCGATTGAGAATCGTAGTAAAGAAGATATCAAACGTCACAACAATAAAATTTATATCGCCGAGATCAGTGACAACCTCTATGGTCACCAGATCATTGCAGTAGCATTGAACACCGGAAACCAGTCGAACCTGAGAAAGTTATTACTTGGCGAACAATGGGCTGACCCTGAAGTCGATACCGATGTGTCATTTGACAACCCTAAACTACAAGCGGTGTTGTCTCGTATGACACGTAGTGATTGGAAATTGGTACAGGATATCTGGGATCAGATGGAATTACTTTATCCACAACTAGCTGAAGTACACCGTCGAACTACCGGGTTAACCCCTCCAAAGATCGAAGCAACACCAATCACAACGCCAGACGGAACAGTATTAGCTGGAGGGTATTATCCGGTAAAATACGACCCTAATCGTAGCCATCGAGCGGCATTGAATGAGGACAAGCTTAACGCTCAGACGGAATCGATGTTTAGTAGTGGTGTGAGCATCCAAGCCTCTGTGAACACTGGCGCAACAAATGAACGTACAGGATACTATGCGCCGATTCGATTGAGTCTTGACGTCGTACCCTCACATTTTCAGGAGACAATCCACTACATCACACACCATGATGCAGTTCGTGAGGTTAATCGGTTGACCCGAAACGAAGCCGTTACTCAGATGATTAAAGAAAAACTGGGACCGGAAGAGTATGCACAGATTAAGCCGTGGCTCAATGACATCGCTAAAGATGGCCGTGAGGCCCCTACGAAGATGTTCTGGGATGACATGCTGCAACGGTTACGTTTTGGTGTGACGCTCGGTGTGATGGGTTTCAAGGCGTCTACCGGCATCATTCAGATAAGTGGTTTGTCGAACACCATCGCAGAAGTAGGGATGGGTCACGTAATGCAGTCTATGCGCCTGATACTGGGTAGCACAACTACTATCAAAGACGCTTGGAACTTCGCAGTAGAGAATTCACAGGTGCTTGAACACCGTGCGCAGACAATGGATCGTGAGATCAAGAACGCGATGAAACATATCTCAGGTAAACGGGGCGTACTAGCCGCTGCGCAAGAGGCTTCAATGAAGCACATCGCATTGATTCAAACCTACATGGTAGACCTACCGAGCTGGCACGCCGCATATCTCAAAGGCATGAAAGACTGGGGCGATGAAACGCGTGCGTTCCAGTATGCAGACTGGGTGATCGAGAATGTACAGGGTTCCGGCGCAACTAAAGACATGGCACGAATAATGCGTGGGCAATCTGAGACAGGTCGCATGTTCACCATGTTCATGACTTTCTTCAGTTCATTATGGAACATGGAGCGGGATCTGGTGAAAGGTGCCAAAACCGGCAGGTACTCACCCTCAAATGTAGCGGCTAAAGCTATGTTCTTGTTCACAATTCCAGTACTGTTCGAAATGATAATGCGGGGTGAACTCGGCGAACCTGATGACGAAGATGACCGGCTGCAGAAGATGTTGACAAAAGTCGCATTGTTCCCTGTTCAGTCGATCCCGTTCATTCGTGACATCGCCAGTGCGACAACCGGCGAATTTGGGTATAATATTTCACCGTTAGCATCTATCATTGAACAAGGTACTCGTACAATTCCGGAGATTGTCACAAGAGGGTTTACTGATGATGAGATCACAAAAGGGCAAGTGAAAGGCGCAACTAAATTCCTCGGTGCTACAGTTGGTATCCCCGGCGTAAACCAAGCGTGGGCAACTGGTGAGCATTTGTTTGATGTCATTGAAGAAGGTGAAGAACTTACAGTACACCAATTTCTATTTGGACCTAAACGTGAGTAGTGGTAGACTCACATTAACGAATATTGAGAGGGCATCACCTTGACTGTCAACACTGTAAACATAGTATCAGGGCCGTATACCGGTAATAATTTATCGGATACGTATTCGTACACCTTTCGAGTAAAAGATAAGACTCAGTTGTCCGTATATGAAACCGATCTCGCAGGAGTTCAATCTCTGTTGGTAGTTGATACCGATTACACGGTCACAGGAGTAGGCGTTGACGCAGGGGGCACGGTGGTACGTACGGCGGGCAATTTGCCAACGGATTACACGTGGTACATCAGAGCAAATTACGTTGAAAATCAATTAACTTCTTTTTCGTCACAAGGGGCTTTCTTGCCCTCGGTTCATGAGAATCAATTCGATCATGTTACGTTTCTCGTTCAACAGATTCTTGATGGTAGAGCACGGTCATTTAAACTTTCTGACTCCCTTAGTATCGACGGGTCTTTCGCATTAGCAAAGAATGCGGCATCGCGAGCTGGCGAGTTCCTCGGGTTTGATTCCGGAGGAAATCTCATAACGATGTCAGGTACTGGCACGGATAGTGCTTTGCGGACGGACTTAGCAACTGATGACATATCTAAAGGCGCGGCACTTGTAACGAACTCAACTCAGATTGTAAATACATTAGCCACAGCAAAAACAATTGCCGGAACTACCTCAAGAGATTTATGGATTCGTGGTAGGACTTCGAACAATGACGGGTTTGAGGGTTTGTTTGGCTGGAATAGTGCTGATCTTTCCGCTTACGTAACTATAGATACGCAAAATGCGATGTTCATACCGCCGGCCACAGATCCTACGGGGGCAAGTGGCGCATGGGAACGGTATAGCTGGGCACGTGAAGTTGTTAATTCACGTTTGTTTGGTGCGAAAGGTGACTACACAGATGAGACCACAGAGTTACAGGCGTTTATTAATTTTGTTATGCAGTTCGGGCGTGGGTTAGGTTATTGCCCATCAGGGCGCTATAAATTCACTTCATTAACAGCTAACGGCAATTCATTTGATGCTAATAAGGGCGGCCGTGTTCACATTTATGGTGATGGCTGCCTTGCTCTAGGCAACACACTAAATAATAAATATGTTCCTCAAAGTGGTCTAGGTTACATGCGTACTACGTGGGAAGGTACAAGCACAACGCTACCCGCTATCGATGTAAACCGTACAGTTAATCACAATCAGGATCGTGTCATATTCTCAGATATGACCGTCATGGCAAACAATAACTCTCAAGCTATCAACTTCCATTCTGTACAGCGTGGTTCGGGTCTTAGGGATATGTATGTAGTCCAGAACGGCACCGGTGACGGAATTGTTTGGGAAGAGTGGTGGGAGTGCACGGCAGAAAATGTATACGTTGCACGTGATCCCGGTTCTAATGACCATCTGGGCGCGGGCTGGGTTATCAGAAACGATGTAACCGGCGGCTCTATATTCACCATGCCCAACTGCCACTCTGATAATTTTCTTGATGGTTTCGTATATAGTTATAAAGACCATGATGATATAACAGGAACAGCATTTTGTGGCCGCTTTACCGTAATCGGAGCGCAAGCAAGAAGATGCAAGACAGGGTTCAGAATAGCGTACCGGGTCAACATACTAACAATGATCAGTTGTTATACCGAAGACGGAGATTCTACTCCTAGTAGAATG